TATCTAGTGTTGCTATAGTCTTTCTAGTTCTCATGATGGTTTCTATCTGATTTTCAGGAATATACCATCTGGTGATGTATCCACCTATTTTAGAAATACTGTTGTACAGTGGTGCAATATAGCTCTTTCTGATCATCTCTAACACATCAGTCGATAGTGGAGACAGTTGCGTGCCTGCTGTCCAAATATTGAAAAAGTCTCTATCAGCAGCCTCACCCGTAGCACCAGCATCCTCAAGAGCCTTTTTAAGCCACTTATCATCTTTACCTAACTGTAAATGATTAAACGTACCATTAATCCGTAGAGTACCAGAGCGAGAATGTCTTCTAACCATCTCTTCTAGTTCATTTCTATCTTTACAATCTAGAAACCTTTCAGTCCATTCCGCAGCCTCTAGCATCCAGTTATAAATATACTTACCGTCTCTATCATCTCGTTTACCAGCTGTTGTGGTGACAATAGTGCCCCATGGGTCTCCATTTTTTTCTGCTCTATCTCTAGCAGCAGTACCGCCTGCCAAAGCAGCAGGCATCGATATTTCGATATTAGGCTGGAATGGTGCTTCATCAATTTGGAAGATAGGTGAAGTTAAACCACGACCTACGTTCAAAGCCATTTTAGGAGATTTCTGCGGTAAATGACCACGGTACTTATTACCTAAAGACTTAATTGATAATTCTTCAGTATTGCTAATATCACCTTTTCCTCTTTGTTTTAAATAAAAAGGTAATTCATCAGCAATATCTCTTAGTCTGTTTAAGTTCTCACTTCTGAGGGTATCGTCTTTTGTCAATAAGTTAATTTGAGTATTGACACAGCGAATATTTAACAAATAAGTCATTAAGGTATCTGTAGAAAACGATTTACCTGTTTGACGAATTTGAATAAGCATATAGGTAATGTGGTTAAAAAAAGACCAAAATAAAGAAACGTTACCTCTATTGGCTTGGAACTTATTTGCCACAACATCATCGCTACCACCTACTCTAGCTATTTCTCTAAAGTAAAACCATGGATTGATTTTACATTCAGCTGCTACTCTAATTTGGTTTTCTAAACTAATCTCAGGATCAAAAGGATCTATACCTACCAAAGATCTATCTACCAAAGCCAGTGGAAAAGCATGGTTTTTAATTCCCATCTCTTTATAGATACTAACAATCTTAATCCAGCTATCATTAGTTGTCTCTAGATTAATAATAGCTGACGGATACTTCTTCCAATCATCTAAGAATAATATCATTGTAATTTTCCTTATTTACAAAAATATGTAATATCAATATTATATTTATTTAATATACTTTTTTAAATATAACGACATAAGTCCTATACTCTAGAGATAATACTCTAGAGTATAGGATATGTCTACTATTTAAGCAGAAATAGCAGTATTGCCCAGGTCTTCCACCTTTGCTTCGTAGCCGGTAGCGGTAGCAGCAGCCACGTCTGCACTGATTTCTTGAGCGAAAGCAGGACGGAAGTAGGGGTTAGCATTGGTGATGTTAATTTGATCCAACAGACGTTGAGCCAGCTGGTTAACACCCAGACCAAACTGAGTCAGAGCGGTGAATTCCACATTGATCTGTTGCAGATTCAAAGCAGAAGTCAGATCACGCGATCCAATGATATCACCAGTACCCTTAGGGAACATATTGGTGCATAGCCAACTCTTAACAACCTTACGGTGTGTAGGATCAGGTTCAATGAAGATCATCGTCATTGCGTACTGGTCCGGTAGCATATCGTCAGGCCAACCGCTCGCTAGAGTACCTACGTTAGCCACCTTAGATTCAGGATCCATCAGTGCGTAAGTAATCCAGTTATAGAGGAACGTCTGGATAGGCATACCGTACTTCTCATCCCACGTAAAAGTAGGCGTAGAGCGAGCACGAGTAACGTTAACGAATTCTTCTTGTTGCTCACCACCACCACCCACAGGGGTTTCAGCGGTCTCAACAGTCAGACCTGCGTTCAGACCCTCGATACTGCGGGGATGCAGCTCTACGAGAGCTCGCAAAGCGCGTACCCAGATATCAGGGTTCTTATCAGTTAGACGACTAAAAGCCTTAGGAGCTTCTAGCAGTAGACCAAATACGTTACGACGAACGTAATTGGCGTTAGACACCCATTCTCTCAGATCAGGAGAGTAACCCATCTGACCACCATATGAGGGGTCCAGCATAGGTTGTGTGGTGCCACGAGAAAATGCACGACCTTCTAGCAGTGCTTCGGTGACGCGTGTAGCCATGATTGTTATATCCTTGAGAAAATTAATCATTAGACCAGGGACCGTAGTCCCTAGTCATTAATTAAGCGGTTGCCTCGTAGTCGTCCAGACGGTAAGATTGAACGTACGTGGTCATTACAGTCTTCATATTCGCTGCCCAGATCTTAACAGCGGTAGTCCAGCTGTAACCGCGCTCAAGGTCAGCTTGAGTGAACGAAGTGACAGAGTCAAAGATGAACCGACCATCAAAGCGACCATTCAGACGCTCTAAGATGAAGTTATCTACACGCTCAGCCAACTGTGCGTTGGTCAGGTTAGAGACACCTGTGAAGTAACGCCATGCACGATCCGTTACCTTATTGATCTCACAAATAGCCATAGCAGTCAGATAGTTATTCAGCACTGAAGTATCATTGCTGTAAACAGTCTGTAGACTAGGAATGCACAGGCTAGAGCGGTCATAACGGATAATCCAGTTCAGACCTGCATCCCAATCACGGTTACGTGCAGCAGCAGGTGTATAAACCACGTTGATGTCCTTTAGAGATTCAACGATGTGACCAGGACCACCATCAAAGTTAAAACCATTCTTCCAGCGACCATTACCAGCACCCATATAGCGAGCTGACTTTTGAGCAATCTCAAAGGTAGCAGGAACACGCTGCTTGTACTGACGACTACGCAGTACACCACTGCGACCCATGATCATAGCTCGGCAAACAGGCGTGCCGAAGTAATCAGATTCTGGGAACAGCTGTGCGCGAGTACGTAAAGCAATAGCAGTAGCGTTTTCTTCACTGGCGGTCATCTGACGTTCACCAACCGTGTGTGTACCTAGGTTGACGAAAGTGTCTTTACGGATAGCGATGAAGTTCAGTAGATCGTACTTAGTCTCTAGCGGGAAGCCAGAGTCATAGATCACAGATTCCACATTCTGAGCAATATCAAGCAACTCGCTGTTAACATTATTATATTCAGCAACACGCTCAGATACAGAAGCAGCAAAGTCAGTATCGTTCATGGTACCATCAGAGCCACCATTGAGGAATATGTTGGTACTCACACCCATAGCCACAGCGCCAGCAGTAGTGTCCCACGCCAGAGTATGGTAAGGATAGCCAGAGCTGGCTACACCAGAGACGATGTTGTACAGATATTCTTCATCATCAGCACCGGTGAAGTCTTCTTGGATATCACCAGGTGTAGAGCTAGCTTCAATATAGTCCCATTCAGCAGCATACAGCATCGCTTGAACAGTAGCAATATTGTTTTCGTAAACGTAGATCTCACCGATATCACCAACCAGAGGAGGATAGTTCACATCCGTAAAGTTCTGGTAGTAAGACAGGAAGTGCTCACCAATGAACAGCTCCTTATCAGTAGCAGGATCAATAACGCCACTCTTTAGAGCAACTTCAACAGATTGCTCGCCATAGAGGTTTTCGACAACCTTAGGAGTCGTGAATTCATTAGTGCGAGTAATCACAGAGACGCGATAAGGATAAACCTTCTCTTCAGCCAGCAGACGATCTGAGATACCAAAACCAGTTTGCTTGGTAGGAGCCCACATACGGAAACCTACGTTATTACCCCAAGCGCCTTGAGAGCTGGCTTTAAACTGTAGGATAGGATAGCGTTGAGATTGAGTGCCACCATCACTTTGATCACCAGCTACAACGGTCATTAGACCAAAGTTGTCTTCACCGGTTTGGTCGGAGTAGTTAGAAACTACCCACTTCATCTTGTAGCCGTCTATCTCAATAGGATCATCATTTCCATCTAACAGAGGAATAGGATCACCATTAACGTCAGTAGCAATACTGCCGTCCGAGTTACGCTGATAATCAATTACCTTGGTAGGCAGGATATCCAGAGATAGCAGCATATTGGCTGCGGGATTTGCATCCGCAGGTACAATACGTTCTACCATTTGAGCATTGCCTTCAGCGTTGATGATGTTAACCATCACAGTCGCATGGTTTGCATACTGAAGACGTTCGTCAAAAGTATCAGCACCATACATAGAAACCAGAGAACCACCGACCACCAGCTGAGGAGTAGTCAGACCCTTTTGGGCATAGATATAAGCTTTAGGTAGGTGAGTAGGGATCGCTTCAGGCTCTCGTGATACTTGCCGCGTACTCAGATCCTGAGTACCTCTTTGAATAATCATCGGAGCCGCATTAACGATTGTAGTCGCGGTCATGTTATTTCCTTGCAATAAAAGAAATGAAGTCCAGGATCTGAGTCATCCATATCAGAGCAATTATTTGCTTGCCTTATTATCTTGACTCAAATCCCTAGAAAACTAGTATTCGAATAGATTTAACAAAATTATGTGATTAGTTTTTGCTTATATCACTAGATATTGTTAATAAGAGCAAATAACTCTCTATATAAATTTACAGTTTACTTTTAAGACATGAATAATAAAAGTGTCACCTTTGAAGTCTTATAAGATAACATAGAATAAGAATTCAGCCATTAAATATCATTAAAACTGTAAATATTTTTTGTAATTTTAAGAAAAGAGAAATACTAATGTTCTACCGCACAGCGTACGATACTACCGTAGGTAAGTCTTTTCAGATGCATAAAGTGATCAAAGCTATCCAAGAATCTGCTATCAGAGATGGAGCTTTTCACCACACTTATGGTCTTATTCAAGAAAATGATTATAAAACCATTCCTTGGTTTGTAGCAGGTCAGACTGATTCAGAAGCTCAGATACCTTTTTTCAATCATCCTATTTTAGTAGATTTGGCTGAAAGGGATGAAAAAGCTTTATGTATAGATATTAGACCGTTCGCCATTTATAATAAAAATGCGATGAATCAAGATATCACAGATGAAGCTCTTAGGATCAGAAACAGGATGGAGCTATCTCTAGCCAAGCTTAGAATGGCTACCAATCTGATTTGGATTGATAAAAATCCTTTAACTCTAAGAGAGATTTCATTTGTACCTATGGCAGTATTTGCTCATTGGATATCTGAATCTGTCTCTAAACGCTTTGGACTATCTGCTAGAGATCAAGCCATTATTGCTATTATAGCTTGCTATTACTACTATTCTTTATTTATTCCTAGAGAGGAACTCGATAGTGGTGAGGTTAATAGACTAACAGCCTCAACCATGAAGTCTTTAAGATTTCCAGCTATATTGGTAGAAGAAGTCTTTTCTAAAATAGCTCCTATGACTGGTATTAAAGACTTTTGTGCTCAAGTTAAAGAAATTACTGAGAACAACAGACTACAAGCTTTCGAAGAAGGTATTTTGGTTAACTTGCTAATTGCCAGTTGGTTTGGTACTAATGCTAGAGAGATGATCGCCGTTGCTCTGGAGCATCCTCCTACCTGGATAGCTTTGGTATATGCTGCATTTACTGAGAAGTCTTACAAAAATACTGTTATCTCTAAAATAGCCTACAGATACCTAGGTTCTAAGGGAGAAAACGATTTTGTCAGATCTTTGGTATCACTAATTAACGAGGACTGATAAGCTGTGGCCTATGATTTTTTACGAGATCACGCACTAAAAAATGTTTGGTGCACACCTGATCAAGATACTCAAGCTATATTTGAGTTAGCTAAGATAACACCATACGGTGGAGCCAAGAAACAATTTAAGGTTCTTTGGAACTATATGGCTTTACCAGACCAAAACTCTACTTGGCATTTATTTCAAATAGGTCAGATCCATCCTCTCATTTTAGGACTTTATCCTAAGGTTGGTGAATGGATGAGTTTTGAGTCAGCTTGCAATATCCAAAAGCTTGTTTGTGATATTTACAATGTAGATGGTGTTCAGCTACCTCGCTTTGAATCTTTTTATTGCTATACTCAAAATAGAAACCTATTGGTAGCTATCAAAAGAAACGACAATATACCTTTTAGGTTTAACGAAGATAATATTTATTTAAGACTTTATTCTAATGAATATTTCGTCACTGAAAGAGCTCATAATACAGATGACTTTATATTTGTCAAAGGTACAAAAATAACTTCTACCCAAGACATATTGGATTTACAATCAGATTATGATGACTACACAGCACTAGAAGGTCAGACTTATGCTTTTGTAAATGGACTAAAAGTCGATAAGATTGATCTGGTTAATGTTGCTGTTGGTGATACAGCTGAATTTGTTTATGATTCATCTATTTATAAAGTTGTTGATTTCTTAGTATCCGATCTTTTAACCTTTGAATCTATCTTAGACGCTAAAAGAAAATACATGCTCCATTATGCTGGTGAGGATAATGGAACTATTGATTATCAAGACGATATCGATGTCTTTGTATTAAAAGATGAAGGCTCTGATAGACACTCAGGATTATTCTATCATAAGAACAATGCAGATTCTTTTAGGAATTTAACCCATAGAGACTACTCTGCTGTAGTTCAATATGTGGTTAGATATATGTCTAAACTTCAGTCTTTAGCTCAAGCTGGTGAAGTTATTACATCTGATCAGATTTATTTAAGACTACATATCCGTAAATCAGGCTATCAAAGGTCTTTGATTTACGAGAATAATAGAATTCATGAACTGTATAGAATGCAAGATGAAGACATAGCCAAAGCTATGTTAGGTATTGACTCGACTGTATCTAACTGGAGAGCTGAGGTTCTAGAGAATTCAGACTATACCAGAATCATGCGTTCTACCTCTAACAGTGTTACCAGAACAATGGTGCAAGACGGTTACGGGTATAATGGTATTAGTTTTATCTCTGGTAATACACCTAGTGAAACTTACATCTTTTCAGGCTTAAAAGCAGCTAATGTTCCATATGTGTTGCAAAAGGGATGTACAGCTTACGAGTATGACACCAATGGTAAGATGATTGGATGGCACTTTCACTCACACGGCACTAGATACATGTGCGCTAGCCAAGATGCTGCCTTGGTTGAATTCATTGGTGGTAAAGGTGGAAATATTCTCAATGAGACCTACGGCTTTACATCAACACCTTATGTGAGAGAATATGACTTTAGAGTATATCAGTGCAAAAGAGTAGCTGGCTCTCCTGATAATAACTTCATTGATATTACTGAAGCTGAAGGCAAGTATTCTTTAGATAATGGTAGAATTCATTGGTTAGATGAAAATCCTACCAATTATCCAATGGTTAGATTTAATTCCCATTTTCTAGCTTATGATACTCAAGTATCTTTTGAAGGCGGTCAATTAAAACTAACGCTCAATCATTTACAAAATAGAAATAACACTATATCGAACTGGGTCATGCAAGTGCCTATGGGAGAAATAGATGTGTTTCTTAATGGTAAGTCTCTGATCAGAAATCTCGACTATGTACTACAGTTTCCTGAAATCATTATCAATAATAAAGAATACCTTATTGATCCTTTGAATGAAGCTCAGGATGTTCATGTCAGGTTTACTGGTTTTTGTACTAAAGAGCTACAGCTCAATGAAATCAATGATGTAGGTTTTGTGGAGCATGGTGTTTTATCAAATAACTACAGATACAACATCAGAGATGATAAGGTGCTTAGAATTACAATGGATGGTGATTTAAAGACCAGAGATGATTTAGTTTTTTCTGAATTTCACTCTGGTGTATCAACATTAGATCCTCTAAATGGTAAACCTTATCAGATTAAGGACATTGTTGTTCCTCTAAGAGGCATTGCTGTAGATGATACTTATACACTTAGGAATAAGTCTGTAGAGATTGATAATATCGTATCGGATTATTTATCTAAGAAAATACCTCAGCCTCCCAGACCTGCTCCTACAGCTATTGAAAATAGATACCCTATCTATTCTCCTTTTATAGCTAAGATATTGCACGATTTAGTCAACTCAGTATTGATTATTGAGGATAAAATCCACAATAAAGCTGAAGCACTTAGAATCTGTAAACAATATGAATATCTGCTTAAGTTTGATCCTACTCAGGAAGAACAAGCAGTAGATGATCGTTATGTGATCATTCATCCACATGCGTATAGCGTGGTATTAGGTGTTCCTCTTAATACGTATCGGTTTATTGATTTGATCAATAGAACTTATACCAGAGGACTGGTATCGCTATCACCATTTCTCATAATAGCTTAATTCGGGAAATAAAATGCCAATATCAACAGCAGGTATTACTGGAACCGACGGCATAGTTCCAGTATATGATCCAACAGCCAGATGGTGCTGGTGGAATCTTAAAGAAATTTATGACGGTACGGTAGGCTACAAAAGGTATGTTCCTAAGATAGGCGATTACGTAGAAGATACAGAAGATTTCATTACTTATATTGTTTCAGCAATAGATGAAGTTACACTAATACCTACGCTGCTGCCTATTACCAGGCCTGGATCATCCGGTAATATTTCTATTACTGACAGACTCGTAGGTGTAGGACCTGGCACACAAGCCGATACTTACCGTATCTATCTAGATACTTCTGTAACGCCTCATGTGTTGGCTGTAGACACACGTCTAAGAGTAGCTGGTACAATGGCTAGTTACTGTAAGATCTTCAGAGGCTCTACTTTATCTACAGCTGGTGAAGTCATTGCGTTCTTATATGATCAAAATGGTACATTCTTAACTCAGAATATTCCACTAGAGTTAGTAGCCATAGATTCACATACGAACTATTCTATCAAGACAGTGTCGGTAGCTTATACCAACCAACAACTACCAGACAACGAAGTTGTTACAGCAGTTATTTATGATGATGAAGGACATGTTGTCTCTAAACAACAACTATTGGTAGAAAATACCTCTTTCATCAGGAGTGTCAATGTTTCTCAGAAATATGTTTCCCATATTTCTCTGAAGTCACCATTCCTGTCACAAACTGATTCTAATACCCTAGAGTATCCTATCAATATTCCGCTACAAGCGTTTAATATGACAGGTGTAGTCCATTACTCTGATGGCACTAAACTAGAGATGCCTGTAGATAATTCTAAGTTTAAGATCTTAGGTTTAGAAAGATATGTAGCTACCGTAGTAGGTCAGCAAGTTAATTTGGTCTTATCTTATACGCTAGATTCTAATGAAACAGCTTATGGTGCTGTATCTGGTGATGGTAAGTTTGTTGTAGCTCCCTATAAACTAGTGACTACCAACCAAGTAGGTGCTTTCTCTGTTAAGCTGTTCTGTTATCCTGAATGGGTAGATGAAGTAACAGGATATTCTCTGCGTTGGTTTATGTATAATCTGGATAGAGATATATCTTTTGATGTAACTCCGTTCATTTCTTACAATTCACCATCTCAGTCCTTTAATGGCACTACCTTAGGTGTTACACAGCCTCTGAGTGTTAGAGTCAATCTAAGAGATGTATCGCCGTCCTTTAGCTCATATATCTATATTCAGAATGTGGATGTATTGCTTAAAGAGCCTGGTACTGCTAGAACTACTAACTGGACCATTAAATTTGATCCTACACAAGTTAATCCGTATGGTGTAGACATTGCTGCTAGAGTAACTCTCTTATCAGCTACTGCTACACGTATTAATTTAAGAACAGGTGCTACTTCTCTTAACGAGTGGTTAGAGCGTCTGTACTTCAATACCAAACCTCTATACGACAATAAGCGAGAAATCAAGGCACCTACGCCTAACTTCTTTGCTATTGTGGTAGGTAGTGCTCGCTATGAATTCCCAGTATCTGCTTGGAATGACTTACTGACTATTGCTAGCGGTCTTACTATCAACGATACTCTATTCATTGAGTGGATTCAAAGAACACCAGCAGGTGATGTCCTCCTAGGTACTTCTGGTATGCCTATTTACGAAGCATAAAAAATAAATAAGCAGCATAGCTCCCACTAGCCTAATGGCTAGTGGGAGTATGTTGTCAATTGAGTAATAGTAGCTCAACATTGAGTTTAGCAGTAGGTACGCTAAACCTAAATGAAAATTCACCTTCTTCAGTATAACAGTCAAACTTATGGTCTACTGCTGAAGTAATAAGGCTATGGCAAAAGTTCCTGATATAAATCATAAACTCTTGACCGAAATAAGGTTTTGCTTTTTCAATGAACTGATTGAGTTGCTGAATGCTTTTAACATTCATGACATCAGCACTGATAACAGATGCAGGTGTATAAGTTTTAATGGTTAGAGCAACATCAAAGTTTTTATGCTTTAAATGATATTGTTCTACAACTTGATTGGGATTCCTATGTCCCTTTAAATGACTGTCTTTGCAGTCATATTTATCAATCGTTCCGATAAAGAATTCTCTAGCTGTTTTAACTACAGAAGCTTTATTGTGGTATTGATCAAAGTTCTTCTTTATCAAAAAGATTTCTTCCTTTACCTTTTTGATGTCAATCATCTCGCTATTGGGTATCCTAGCGGATGGGTTTTGTAATTCGTTTAATATATTGGACATTACCACAAAAATAAAAGACAAGACAAAAGTAGAGCCCTATGCTCTCAAATGATTTGTTTTACCAGCATAGCAGTCATGATACCATTATGGTATCATGACTGTAGCCTATGTGGCTTTAAGACTTACTTAGCCAGCTTGGAGACAGCCAGCTCACCAACTGATGCACGAACAGCACCAATTTGGCCTGTCTTTTGATTGTCCAGTACGGTCTTGACCTTGGTGGTCATAGCACCATACTTAGTGGTTTCTTCTTTGGTAGACGGGTTAAATACCGTCTTTGTGCGAAGTACTTCGTGAGTGACTTCTGCTTTGTTGCCAATACCGAAGGCAGCTTCAACAGCTTCTAGCTTTTTATTGCTAGCCATTGCTGCCACCGCAGCTTCACCAACAGCTTTGCCAGTAGCTGCAATAAAAGTATAGCGATAATCGTCAACCGACTTGATTTGCTCTTCTGTAATACCTTCAGGCATGTTCTCCTTGAAGGGATCACCAGAGACTTCTGCTTTGCCAGAGCTCTTGTCAATGGTAAAGGACTTACCGAGCTTTTCTGCCAGGCTGCTAACTTCGTCTTTGATCTTGCTCATTATATAACTTTCCTTGTTTCAATTGAAATAGGTATCTCTACCTGGTTAGTAAACTACACACCCTAGGACTCTATAGCGAACTAAGGTATGTAGTCTTTATCTAGTCATTGCTGACGAGATTCTCGGTTGACACTCGGGCGAGGAGTATCAAATAGTCTTGGTCTTTGTGGTGGTCTTGAGCTGTTATTGAATCCATTGTTAGGAGCAGAGCTTTGTGGCGCTCTGCTGTCGTAGCTGCGATTCATGGCAGGACGAGGATTCCTATCAAAGCTCCTAGAGTCATTCCTAGTGTCATTTCGATTATCAGATCTATAACCATCTCTGCGTTCATATGTACGAGGACGATCATTGCGATCATAACGATCTCGATTATCGTATCGAGGACGATTGTCAATAGGAGCTGTATCGATAATCACGTTTTCAGTATTGAGTTTCTTTATCAGAAACTTACTGTAAAACGCAACAGACACATTATCCTTAGCAATTTGTTCTTCGTAATTGCTAGGTTTGACTAGGACGACATTTACGCCTTCAAATGGCGTAATGATTAGATGTTTGGTTTTGTCACTGATTACAGCTGTATCAAGTGACTTGAGTTCAGCAATCTGTTCTTTATTATAATTCGTTTTGGCAGATTGAGAAACCAGAGCCAGAACTTTGTCTAGACCGTAAACTTTGCCGTTAAGGGAAACGGATTCCATGAATTTAAAATGTCCTTTAAAGAAAATGAATATTACACAATAATGGTTAGGTAAAGTAATTTTTACACGAATATTGTAATTACATTCCAGTATTGTAATATGAGTTTATATTAATTTGAAATCAAATCAACATAAAAGCTATAGGGTCTTGTGAACCCTATAGCCAATATGTCACCATTTTGAGGAGAAAGGAGTATCGCTTTCTAGCGACCATCCTAAGGATCTGAAGAGTTCCGCAGGGGTAAGCGAAATACTCTCCAAAGCAGCTGTTGAAGCACTACCTGATGTGATAGCTCTTTTTAGCTGGTTTCTGGTAATGGGTTTTTCTACCAGAGTTTCCACACCAAAACCTTCTAGGGCTGTGGATTTATATTTTTCAGCAATATGAATACCGGGCTCATTAACATAGTCGAACGTGACTACGTTTCTTAAAGTCCTCTCCCAAATACCACGCTTATACACATCTTCCGTTAAACTACGGATAGAGAAACAAACGTTTTCTTTGGGATTATCAAAAGAAGCCTTTAGCATTGCACCAAAGGGACCACTGGGAGCAACTTTACCCATAATGGCAATCATGGGTTTACCATCGATATCTTTATAGTTATCAAAGTCTAACCACAATTCAGAAAAGTGCGCACACACATTCTTTTCGTCAATGGTTAGAATTCTCATTAAATAATCATCATCCGATTGGCGAGGTTGTTTTTGAGGATGACCTACTTCACCTCTTAATGCACCGCGCTTAACACGACGCATAAGTTGGCTAGATCCTTCAAATAACTCTTTAGCACCGACAGCAGTATAATACATACCTGCACTATTGAAGACATTTAAGCCTCCAACAGGCATTGTGTAATAACCGTTTTCATCCGGTACTAAAATACCTTTCTTACCACTGGATGCTAATTGCGTACAAGCAAATTTAACATTCATGACACTTAGCCTTTGTTATTGAATTTATTCATAACATTTTATCACCTTCTCAATATGGTGTCAATTCGCTCACTGCGAGTAGTTGGCTCTACTAATGCAGATACTACGCCTGTAGAGAAGTAACTGCCAGCTAACTTATTCAAAGTGTTGGTAGCAGCATAAATCACAGACTTCAAAGCAATAAAGGTAGGAGGATATTTCTTTAATACATCAGGCTCTTGAGCTACTGTGCGATAATATTTAGATTTATCGTTTCTATCTCTAGCAATCATAGAAACAATCAGTTTAGTGACTTCAGGGTTTTCACCAATATTAGCACCAGCGTGATGTTTGGCTGTATCAAAGATATGACCTAAGTCATTGTAACTCATGTACCAAGGCACTCTACCCTTAGATATGATTTCATCGTAAATACGATAAACCAATTGGTCATTCTTAACCAGATCTAAAGTCGTTATAATCGTTGAGCCTTTAGAGAAAGTAAACTCAATGTATTCGTCACCTTGTATTTTGATACGATTGATATCGTCTGGCTCAATACGTACCATAGCACAAACATTCATGACGGCATAAAAGCTATCGACTACGATGCTACAGATACCTACGATGTAAGTATCTGTAGCTCCTAGTTCTGCTAAGCCTCTTTCAGTAAAGCGAGCAGGAATATAAATCTTACAATCCTGCTTCGCTACTACTTTACCATCATTCATTTCTTGCAAGGCAGCAAATACTTTAGCACTATCCCTAACAAGAGATTTTATATTCATACCAGCTTCATTTGATCAGCCATGTGATCGCTAATATATTCAATAGTCGCTACAGTAGCGGCTTCTCTAGGATCTAGCTCAGGATTATCCTTAGCAATATCGTTCATAGCGTCTAAGAAACGATACGCGTCTGTATAAGGAAATCTACCGTTACAAACCAATTTCATCACTGTATGGTAGATATTGTTCATATCTTCAATATACAGGTGTTTGATCAGGTTTTTATAGCTAGCGACAATAGTGTCTCTAAAGGCAGAGTTTTCGTTGAATTTTTCTTGTTCAAATTCAGCCAGAGAATTGAGTTGTCCTACCAGTACAAATTCACAAGCTTCTTTAAAGCTAGCAAAAGCTTTAGCTCTCAGAGACGCTTTATTGATGCTGGCGTAGCTATCCCAAGCCTTTTGATACTTTTCAGGATTAGCCAGAATAACACCTAAGCTATAAGGAACTTCATCACTTACAATAGCGCCAAAGATGATTTCGTTCTTACCACCAGTAGCAATATAATCCCGATACACAGGACCGTTTACAATAACAACTTTGTTATTGAAATCAACTCTAGTCACTAAAGTCTTATTACTGGTCATGGTTTGACCCATGGAAATCTCACGCGTAATGGTTTTAGCACTGTTATTGATATAATCTCTAACAGTCTCTCTCCAATTAGCTAACGACATGTTAGCGTATTCAGGAGCATCATCCATGAGTTTTCTAGATACTAGATAAACAAACAAAGCGTTATCTAAAGCATCAGGACCCTTAAAGATATCCATTAACTCAGGTAGAGTTTGATACGGACCTTCATGTACGGAAGCAAATGTCTTTTTCCATAGATCTACAATAAAGGCTTCACCCTTATTATCGATCCACTCCTTGACAGAGCTGTCAAAGATTTCAGAGCCAGTCACCAGCTTTTCAGTAATACCTGCAATATCGCTTACATCACGAATAGTAATACGACCACGAGGCTGTACAAAACTGCCACCATCATTTTTAGTGACTTCTTGTACAAAGCTGTCGTTTTGTAAAGGAGTAGGAATATCTTTTTGAATCAATTCAAAAGAATAAGCGCTAGTATTGTTTTCAGCGACATACTTTTTGATAGCTTCAACAGCTTCGTTGATGATAGGATTGATAATATTCCTAGCATTATTGATTTGAAACGATAAACCAGTTGATAGCGCATTGACGTAATCGTCATACAAAGCATCATGGGTTTCGTTCTCAGATACCATAGACAGAATAATGCTGTCCTCAGCTACAAATTCTGTTTCAGAGCTATATGTTGGCAATTGACCAACCAGATTGGTAGTACCAACCAGTTGAGCCAGAGGAGTTCCCTCCTCTGGCACGATTGCCAAGCCCTTAGCTGCAAAGATGTTAGCTACACCTAGTGCTTTTTCAAAAGAGCTTTTATCAATCATTTTTACGCTTTCTTACTCAGGTTAAGATTAAATCTAGCCAAAGCCAGCTCCTTAACAGAATTCATGGTCATGTTAGTTCCACTGAGTTTAGTAGAAATATCATTACCAGCAATATTAAGAATCACTCTAGCAACCACATCTGCTGCATTCCCTAAGGTGCAAACAGACGCTTCTGTTATTTTACGGTTATCGTTCATATTTAGCTTTCGTAAATCTTGACTGCTTTTTTAGCAATCACATCAAGCAGTGTATTTGTTGTACCAATTGTTAAGGCAGACAACACAATACGATCATCAATAGACTTCTGTCCGAAAACAGCATCGATCTCTTCACCAGACTCTGTTCTCATCTCGTAATCCATAACTTCAGAGAATACGGTCTTCATTTGATTAGCGAAAACGCCTTTCCTGTGTGTTCAATAAGGGTCGTTAATCCTTATCCGTACCATAAGGTACTGCTGTATATTGCTATACAGAGCAGACTATATCTTCTGCCTGTTATACAGGCAGTCTCCTGTTTCCACTCACTTGAGTGTACTCCCTGGTTAGGGGATAGTCGTTGAACCCTCTATCTATAAGTAGATAGTTCGGCTGCTGATTGTCCTACTGAAGTAGGAGTTCCCAGCAATTAAGGAGAAATCTATTTTGCTATTACTAACAAATAGGACCAAGTCGATCACCAACACCTGCTGACACATCAGTCGTTAGATAAAACTTAATAACTAAGTGATCTAACTGTAAAGGATCTCCGTCAATACGGTAACCCTCATCTACCTGACCTGTCATTGGGCGCTTACCCAAAGACCTGAATTGACTAGCCAAAGCTCTATCACCAGCGTCAGCCAATGCTCTTAAGCTGTCACTCATGTCTTCTTTTTCGCCATTATAGAAAACCTCAATCTTCTCTAACACACCTTTTGTTTTAGCTTGAGGTGTTTGATTGCTAAACATTTTTAATGTAGATAAAGTACTTTCATCAAATAGTCCAGCACCTGAAGTCAAGGGATCTTCAATTGTACATAGAATTGTTTGATGCTCTACGTCACTACCAGGCTTTAAGATATCTTTAACTTCTTGTTCAAAGCTAATAACAACTTGTTTGACCTTAGTAATTTTAGTACTAAGCTTATCAGCTAGTTTCCTAGAAATACTGCTAGCGTCCTCATGAGTCTGAGTAGACTCCCATAAAACGGTTTTAGCTAGAACAGCATTTTTTAAAATAACATTATCAGGATTGAGTATATCCTTTTCAAAGAATCCGTCGTTATAAGCAATGATATCGCCACGATTGAATTCTTGACCTACTTTCATATCGCTAACAACACTGTGAGCAATAGTTAGACCAGCTGCTGCGCCAAAGCGTCTACCTAACTGTATTCCTTTTTGAGTGCCGTCTTCGTATTCGATTAGAATACTATTATCTTTCTTAGATATAACTTTGCCTTTCTGTCTAGCAGAATAACAAAATAGATCAGAAGTTCTTTGACCCAAGACTGATTCATATCCAGTACGCACAGGAGCTTGCATATATCCACTACAAGCAGTCGAATGAGTATTCTGAATATTAATAAAATTTTGCGAGTGTTCAAACTACGTTATCTAATGTATTAAATGTCTTAACTTAATACAATTGCGTAGTTTCGCGCCATTACGCGCAGCTATATGTTTCCATATAGGCCAGACTATATCTTCTACTTAAATAAGTAGTCTTCCCATTTCCATTCGATTGAATGTACGTCTTTCGACTAGTCGTTGAACTTTCTGCCTGTTAAACAGCCAGCTTAGCTGCTGATTGCCCATTGTAACATCTAGTTAATTTTTAAACATTCGCTTTGCATTACTGCTCGCAGTAGTTTAACTAGTTTTAGGGGTTTCCAGCAATTAGAGAAGAATGCGCAAGTCAATACGCGCTTGGGGTCGTCACTATCACTACCTACAGCAGTTAAAGCGCTAGTGCTTAGTACAGCAGTAGGATTTTGTTCATCAAAGTTATATTTCTTAGCCCTACCTCGTAGTGATACGAATTGAGGATCAGCAGAAGTATAGGTATTAATAGCTACGTCGGAACTATCAACAGTAGCTTCAGAGATTACACCCATATCGTTAGGGTGATAAGCTCTAGAAGATTTTGTCATCGAGCGAGATACTCTACCGCCTGTACCAGAATAAGTAACTGCTTCTTGTTGTTTTAAGTTTTCAATCGGATTGATATCAGATACTAAGTTAATACTAGGATCTGCCGTAATCCTCTTCCAAACAGCATAAGGATGTAATTCAATCTGTTGATTAGCTTTACCAGCTTTAGAGTTATGTTCTCTAACGGAATTAACTAACTCAGCATATATAGCGCCAGCAAATCTCTCATAGCCCTTAATACGCATGAACTGCATATCTAAAGCATCCGGATGAGCGTCTTTGAGTAGCAGCTGGGCAGCTCTGACAATCAAGCCTCTGAAAGTAGTAGGTTCTTTCATCTCTACTAAAATTTCTTTAGTAATAGGATCAACGAACATTTTGTCCATTAAATCTACTTCTCTTAAGTACCTAATACCAATTCCATTAGATTCTAATACATTCAAATAAACGTTAGGTTTATCGAAAGTATAAACAGAATAATTTCTGATATGTTTAGCATATTCTCTAAAACCAGAGAATATCATAGCAGCTAATTCGTCATCTTTGCTAAAGATCAGAGTTTCATCACTGAAAGCAATAGCGTATTCGTGTTCTTGCAGATTCTGTCTTTGACCACTAGAGACTCTACGGACATCGGCTTTTAGTACATTGATTAGATTTTCTAATCCGTACATATAGCCCAATATTAATACCAGAGGTATATTTTTGCCAAATACTTTAATTTGAGCAAAGTCTACAGGAGCATTAGCAATATCTAAACCAATAAAGGATTCAATAGAGCCTACTGGATCTAAAGTATCGTTAGCTACTTTATATAGAACATTATTTTGATCAATGACCAAAAACTCATTAGTAGCATTATCTGCTACTAATGTATAGCCATTTTTTTCATACTTGTCAATGTTTTCCTGACCAAAGAACTCAACTCTATTATTATAATCAAAGTTAAAGTTAAATCCATTAGAGGTAAATCCTCTAATAGCCATTGAAATAGCTGTATAACTTCTAGGTAAGTTTACATCGTTAACAAATACATCACCAGCAGATAAGTTGATCACATTAGGATCAGTATTATCAATAGCTTTAGCAATTATGTTTTTAGATAGCCATGCTCCGTAATCATTAACTTTCTTATCGCTGCGAGTAACTAGAGTTTTACCATAGTAGGACGATAGAGCAACACGATCTGGAGATATCTTACGAATAGGAAGGTCAAACCGCTGTTTACGAAGCCTATAGCGGATACCTGAGCTAACATAAACACCGTCTTCCTCAACCTTAGGTATCTTAAATCGTAGAGTACTAGGTTGACCTTGAATAGGAGCAATGCGAACAGTGTGAGATTCGTATTTACCTAGAATATCTTCAATAGGCTCTACTTCGTATTTAGATATAATGAATCCAGCATTTTGGGCAGCTATTACCATATTGACAATATCTTTAGGTAAGATATTTTTAATGTATCTTTCATCAAAGTCTAATAGACTCGATGATAACATGGTCTTATCAATAATGGTGTTCCTGTCTACTGTTTTAGCAGATTCAGTAATAGCTATCTCTTCTGGTTTAATTTCACCAAATTCAGCTAATGACTTTCCACTATCGTACGGACTAGACAAGCGTTTATAATTATCAGCATTATTGGTTAAACGCCTATATTCACTAGCTGTCATTAACCCATCGTCAGCTAATTCATTACAGAGATTAACAATTCTGTCTTCAGGATTGAGTTCTTTATTAAAGAAATCAAATTCAATAGCTTTATCTGAATGACTGATAGAGATTTCTTTAGAAATCTTCTTATCTTCTATTTCCTCATCCAGTAGAATATTGTCTTTTTCATTTTCAATAATCTCTAATGCCTGTAGGTCATTATCCAGATTATCAATTAATTCATTGATTTTCTCAGCTTTGGTTAATTCTTTAACTTCACTGTCTTTCTCATCCAGATTGATAAAATCGCCTTTACCAGCTACCATATCTGCATCTGTATCTACATATGGTGCAGATGTGGGAGTGGTAGTATCTTTTTCTAGACTATCTAGATCACTCAGGTCTGGATCGCTATCGATAGGTGTATCTGGAATATTACCATCTACTTCATCATCTACCAATTGAGCGTCTACTACAGTGCGGTTTTCCATTAATGTCATCAACATTCTTAGGAATCGCTTTTGTAAAGCACTAGAGTCAATCCGTATCTTTTGCTCTGGTACATCAGTAGTTTCTGCTCTCCAGCTATTTAACTCACCTAGATTAACCAATATATATCGTCCAGATTCTTGTATGACAATATTAATTTTCTTTAATTGGTTATGACCCATGTTGCCAATGATAGAATTACCTCTATTCTCAGCAGATAGCCATTTCCACATCTCTAATAGAAATAGAGATTCGGGTGTATTAAACCGCTTTACCATCTCCTGATTAAAAGTATCAGAAAACATATTAAGACGAGATACACTAGGTAAAGTCTTAGGTAAGTTGGTAAAGATAAAGTTTTGTCGATTACTTTCTTTGGTAATGCTATCTAAAGTACTCCAAAGTGTCTTTTCAATATTCCACCACTTGTAGTAGTTAGCATAAAAAGACTTTACGTATTTGTATCCTACAGGAGCAAAACCATAGTTAATTGTAACTAAAGTATTTTCATCCTTGACACTAGAGAGCTTTTCTAGTAATCTAAACCTTTTATTCCTGATGTGAAATTCCCTAATCATAGGCATCACAGGAATAGCTAATTTTCTAGGAGAGCCTTTATTATCTTTGATATCAGGAATATGTTGTACAAAGATCTTCTTTTGAATATCTCTGTAAAAGTACTCATCACTAGCAGGATGCTTAGACACACCATCATAAACAACATAATGGTGAATAGAGTCTTTAGGGAAAAAGAAGCTTTCAATACTAGGCATCCTAGGAGCCATCAGATACTGAGGAGATCTTAGGCCGTTTTTTCTATAGTAACTCTCAAAGGGTATAGCAGGAGCTGCCATATTAAACATCCGATGTTAGATTGTGTAAAACGAATTTAGTAGTATCAGTCTCAGCGCTAAAGTTAATCTTACCATTAGAGCCTACGTAATACTTAGCAGATTGCATGTATTTTCTAGTCTCACTTATACTTTCATCAGAATAGAGAATATTTAGTGAACAAGTATCTCCATCAAACCTATGTATTCAACTAAGGTCGTTAATCTTAGTCCGGCACAATAGCCTGCTATATGTTTCCATATAGAGTAGATCATATCTTCTACCTGCATAACAGGTAGCTCCCCATTTCCACTCACTTGAGTGTACACCTTGCTAAAGGGTTGATCGTTGAACGTTCTACCTATTAGGGTAGCTTCGCTGCTGGTTACCCAATCTTAACACTTTTCAAACCATGGCTTTACCAATTAGGTAGAGCTGTCGCTTTGCATTACTGCTCGCAGTGGTAGTTAAGCTCTAAGGGCTTTCTAGCAATTAAAGGAGATTCTATCCTTACATTACTGTAAGGTAGGACAAAACGATTGGATTTTCTTGAAACCCACTACAGTTTCAAATATGTTTACGTAAACATACCTTTTAAACATAGTGTTCTATGAATAAATTAAGAAAATACCATTCGATTATCAGCTCCGAGATTTTGTAATTTACTCGGACTAGGAGACATCGCATTTACGAAATCAGATTTAGTAGGAAAGTTATAAGCAATAGGTTTATAGGGATCTATTTGCCAATCATCTCCTAAGGGAGCTCTTTTCTCTACCTTAAGAGTAGGCTTTAGATAGATATTAGAGACATAGATACTACCAAACCCAGTGACAGGATACCGTGTCACTAGAGCTGGGTATAAATGAGCGTCATGGTATACAGAGCCGTAAATGAGTTCTGTGAAAGTAATCGGATAAACATCGTCCTTACTATATTCTTCAGGTAACTCATCTATATCTTGGAAGAATTTAAAGACACCAGGTCCTTTATATACTAAGCCAATATAGTGATCATTGACTTCTAAATAGTCGTGTCTGATAGATTCTTCTGAAAATAGACTAATGACTTTTTCTAGTCCTTCATCACTCATCCATCTGTCAAAGACATCGTTATCTATTTTAACTTCTACTTTCTTGAGTGTCTTTTTATCTGTTAAGTAAGCAGGTGACTGTGCAGATACAAAGACATTGCTTAGAAAACCAGTACGTAGTTTAGCAATAGCTAAAGGCAGGGTTGCTTTAATGTATTGGTATAGACCACAAATAGTGTCGTTAAAACCTACGTTATTGGGAGCATTTAATTCATCTGAGCGAATATCAGAAGACGTAATCACGTTTCTGGTGCCGTTAAAGATTTTACGGCTAGCCCATTTACCCATCATGAGCTTTTTCTTACCTTTGATCATAGACTCAATCATATCGTAGATTTGATTGAATGTATTTTGCATACTGTATCTAGCACCATTGAGCATTTCAATATCGTCTTTTACTGTAATAGGTAAGATGGTATTGGATACTCTTAAGAGCTTTTTATAGAGATCGTTGATTTCATTTACGGTAATTCTATCGTCTTCAATCTCAATATCTCTATAGCCAGCAGGCATTACGATAACTTTATCCATTAAAGCAATGTCTTTGTACTTATCGATTAGCTCAATATTTTTAGCTCTTAAGTCACTCGGTCTAGACTCAAAGACGATATCTTTCCAATGCGTAACAAAGAACTCAAACCCTGTTTCACCATCTAACTGAGATGATTTAACAAAGTCTTTTACTTCATCATTCCAAATAGCGTAAGATTTGCCTTGTAAGATTTCTCCATAAAGACTCTTGAGTTGTAGCAAAGATCGATATATTGTTGGGTGAAATATTGGTACCTTGATATCGATGTAGCTATATCGGCTTGTGCGAGCTGGAGAGCCGATTCTACCAAAGATAGGTATAGAGAAAAGACCGTCATTATGTAAATTCCTGGACATACCCTCAAACATATCCAAAGAAGTCACAGGTATCATACCTGCTAACTTATCAGGAGTGAGGTTTAGTAGATAAATATTAAAGGGAACTGCGAAATCACTCATAGTGGTTCCAATGGATCAGCTGAAATTGTGTGAAGTTTATTAATTTTTATAACGTAAGTATATCTAAGTATGGCCAAGCAAAAAATTGGTTCAGACAAAATAGATCTGGACAATGAATTAGACTTGCCGGATTTTGATTTTGATTTTGGTGATGCTAATAAAGATAGAACGCCAGAGCAACAAATCCTATCAGGTATTAAAGAAGGTGTAAGCTCTTCTTTTAGAAATACTAGTCTGATCAGAAGATTGATCAGAGAATCTATGCCGCCTGTCTATGCAGAGGCAGAAGATCTGTATAATGTCGTTGGAAATAACACCAGCCAGCTATACAATAAAGCCGTTCAGGAAATAAAACCAAGTATTGCTCAGATAGCAAAAACTACCGATAATATCATTCCTCAGAAGTTTAAGAGATCAAAAGATGTCCTTAAATCTATCAAGGAATGGGCTGAAGGTTATAAATTCAAAGGTTTTAGTCAAGAAGACAAAGAAACCACTAGAAATAGAAACATCGCTATTGAAGTAGGTGATGTTTTCTCTAGCTTAGCTCAAAATCAAGAAGAACAGAAAAAAGAGCAAGATGCTAAAGACGCTATTAAGGAATCTATTGAAATTGTTAGACATAAAGACAATAAGTCTTTATTTAACGATATTAAGATAGGTATCAATAGCTTAGTGTCTTATCAAGAAAAGATAACACAAGCTTATCAAAAGAAATCTTTAGAATTACAGTATCGTTCTTATTTTGCTCAATTAGATCTATTAGAAGAAAATAAGAAACTCTCAGCTCTATCGGATACTTACTTCCAAAAGATAACAAAGAACACAGCTTTACCTGAATACGTTAAAATAAAGGATTCAGAAAGATTTAAGGATATGATCAAAACAAAGACTATGGAGTCTTTGTTTGGTACTACGCATTCTTTTTTAAATAAAGCTTTTAAAAACCTAGGCGTTAAAATAAGAGAATATACCGATATCTTCAAAGAAGCTACATCAGCTGCCGCTATGGGTGCAGAAATGGGTAGCTCAGCTGGAGATATGGAAGGCGGTCCTGGCTGGAGAGAAATCTTAGCCACCATGGGTACAGAAGAAGCTATCCAATATGGTGGCAGAAAACTCGGTGGTAAAATAAGAAAACAATTAGAAAAATCACCTAAAGTTAGAAAGATTTCTGAAGAAGCTAAGTATGTATTAAGTAATTTGCCTGAGACGGCAACTGAATATGTTAATAAATACGATTATGAAGACAACTGGCTCAAAGCTGGTCTTAAAAATATCGGAAAAGATATCATAGGTAACCAAAGAGCCGATGCTTCTATTCAAGCGGATGCTTTAGAAAATGGATTACAACCAACTTTTTGGAATAATAGAAATAGCAAGTCTATCAATGAAATTATTCCTGGTTATCTATCTAGAATCTTAAGAGAGATTCAAGTACTTAGAACAGGTGACGAATCTATTGGTCTTACCAGCTATGATCCTTATAATAATAAATTCAAGTCAGCTGAAGGTATGAGAAGATCTTTGATAGATAAACTCATTCCTCAAGGATCTATTAAGTCTCATGAAGACAATAAGCAAGATATCTTTAGAACAATAGATCCTGAAGGCAAGCTCTCGGAAGAGCAAAAGAACGCTGTCATGGATATCATGACCAGAGATAAGTACAATAAAAGAAGACTATCTCCTGAAAGACTCACATCTAAATCTTTCTTTGATAGAGCAGCTTTGGATGATGATCAAATCAAACAAGTTCTAAGTGTATTTAGACAATACTTTGGTGACTTGGACGATAAAGATAATTACAAAGAAAAAAGAAATAAGTTAAATGAATCTACTTCTAGAATTGGTAGATCTTTATATAATCCCGCCAGTGAAATACAAAAACTGGTTAATGCTGGTTATTATGATGAACTTAGAAACCTAGGTTTGCTCAATGAAGAAGGTACAGCTGTCAATATTGATAATGTCTTAAGAAGTTATACAGCTGGTGGTTTTATTGGTGATAGGAAACCTCAGTCTACTAAAGACACTATAAACCAAAGCTTTGACAAACCAGCTAGTATTATACCTACACAAACAGCTTCAGTGCCTGTTGATTCTAGAATAGAAGAAATCGTAGAGAGAATTACAAATACTCTATCAGATAACTCTAATTCTCTAAAAGACTTTTTAGAGCTACATAAAGAAAACCAAAAAGAGTTTACTGGTTTTGTCAGGCAAAATGTTGAAACTTTAACAGCTTTAGATAAAACTCTTGTAGATACTGGTGTTAAAGAAGAAGTCCAAAATACCAATACGATTCTAGAGAGAATAGAAAACTATCTAATAGAAAAGCTACCAGCACTATTTATCAAAGATCCTAATACTGGAATGCCTGGAGGTTTTGATCCAGAAAGTCAAGGATTTGTTAAAGATACTTTCTTTAATAACTTAAAAGGCTCTTTTGGTAAACTAGGTAGTTTTGCTTGGAATAAGTTTATAAAGCCTGTGAATAAAGCTGCTCTGCGGTCTGCTAAGATGGGTACTAAGTTGTCTTTGAAATCAGCTGGATTTTCATTTAAGACAGCTGGTAAAGCTTTAAACTGGGCAGCCAATAAAGTACTCATTAAAGATATCTACGTAGAAGGTGAAAATAAACCTCGCCTTAAAGCAGCAGCTCTAAGAGCTGGTAGGTATTTTGATTCTGTTACTAAAAAACCTATTTCTAGATTTGGAGATTTAGAAAAACTCCAAGGCGATATAGTAGATGAATCTGGTGAAGTTATTTTGTCTTTAGATGAAATGCCTAATGCTTATACCAAAGATTCTAGATCAGGTTCATTTATTAAACTAACCAAATGGTTAGGTGGTAAAGTACTTGATTATGGTAAGCTTACCTCTAATGCAGCAATAGCTGGTTGGACTGGAGCATTCAAAGCAGCTAATTGGGTCAGGAAAAAAGCTCTTGATCTATTAGACCAACCTATCGATATCTACCTCAAGGGAGATGATAAACCTATTCTCTTAGCATCTATCATGCGAACAGGCGGATATATCTCTGAGAGAACAGGCAAACCAATATTTAAACCGTCTGAAATAGATGGTCCAATAATGGATGCTAAGAATCCTAAGCAATATGTATTGACTCTAGATCAATTAAAGCAAGGCTTAGTAGATGTAGATGGAAAACCTATTAAAACACCTATGATGAAACTATTTGGTTTTGGTGTAGGTGCTGTAAAATGGGTAGGTAGATCTATTTTAAAAGCAGGTAAGTTTGTTACTGACGCTATGGCTGGAGGCCTTAATCAGGCTGGTAATTTCTTCCAAGGTGTCTTAGATGCTTTAAATGGTGGTACTGGCGGTAAGAAGTCTATTGAAGTTCTAGAGCAAATAAGAAATATACTAGACGAGCGACTACCTGTTGATAAATCTCATTTCTCAGATAGAGATGGCGATGGTGATAGAGACGGTAGTTGGCAAGATCAATTTTCGTCTAAGGATGAAGACAGTGAGTATAAAAAGAAAGAAAGAGTAAATACGACTGTAAAACCTGGTAGACAAAACGCTATTGATAGACTACTAGGTAAAGTAAAAGGTGCTAAAGACAGTATTATGGGTTTATTAGGCTTTGGTGACGACGATGAAGACGAAGACGGGGATGGTGTCGATATCGATGTTACTACTGGAGAGCCTAGTAAAAAAAGAAGACGCAGGAAACCAAAAGGCAAATTAGGTAAACTAAAAAACCTGGTTAGATCAGTTGGTAAAAAAGGCGTATTACGTACTGCTGGCACTGTCTTAGGTAAAACTGCTGGACTTGGTCTAAAAGGTATTGGCGCTTTAGGTAAAGCAGGTATGTGGGGATTGGCTAAAGCTCTACCGATGATGGGTGGAGCAATGTCCACCCTAGGAGCAGCGGTACCTGCTATATTAGGCGGTATAGGAGCTGTCCTGACATCACCCGTTACGTTAACTGCCATAGGTGTAGGTCTAGCCGGCTATGGTGCTTATAAAGCTTATAAGTACTTTACTAAGAAAGAATATTCTAATCTGGTCAAGATGAGAATGGCTCAATACGGTCTTTCTATCGATGAAGCTGAAGAAGTACCTAAGATTGTTGAGCTAGAAAACCAAATGCTTAAATATACCAAAACATCAGAAGATCAAGTTACTTTTGATATTGATGATGTATTGGTCACTAAACTACTTAAGATATTTGACATCAATCCAGAAGATACCAAGCGAGATAATGTTAAGAAAATAGAAGAATGGTCTTATTGGTTCTCCAATAGGTTCAAGCCTGTATATTCTGCTCATTTGACTGCATTGAATAAAATTAATGCAAAGGTACCATTAAGTGATGTTGATAAACTCGATGGTAAGGACAAAGAAACTTATATTGGTTTAGCTAAAGAAGCTAAAGTCAATTATTCTAGTTTGGTCTCACCTTTTAAGAAAACTCAATTACGAGCCGATCATAAGCTAGTAGACTACTATGGAGATCTGGCTTTGAAAGAAGCCAAAGAACAAGCTGAAAAGGAATCTAAAGATCCTGCTAAGAAATCTGCTGAAAAAATAGTAACAGAAGGTGCTGTTACAGCAGGCACAGCTAGCGCTATAGCTGGAGCAGTATCTAATGAAGATAAAGCTAAATCAATAACGCCTGTAGAACAACCTAAACAAATAGGTTGGTTTGCTGATAAACTTAAAAAGACACTAAACGTGTTGACAGCTCCAGGTAGATTTGCGTTAGGACTAATTACTCCGTTTGCTGCATTACACGGACAGATTATTAAATCAGCTAGTAATTACGTACTTAATATATTTAAACCTACAGTAACTGCTTTAGAAGCTGTTAGATTTAAAACATACGGTCTAACAGAAATGGAAAGATCTAAAGTTAATACACTAAGAAAGCTAGAAAAAGACTTACTTGGTGATATTACTTTTGATTCTGAGAATAAAGCTTATTTTAATGCCGATGCTGGTAAAGTATTAAGTTTAATAGGATCTGAGTTTGGTATTACTGACTTAAACTCTCCTAATGCTTCTAACTGGAGTATTTGGTTCCAACAAAGATTCTTGCCTGTATACTTAAACTATGTTGGTTTGGTCAGACAATCAATAGGTGCTGGTAAAGCATCTATAGATGAAACAAGACTATCTAATCAGCAAAAGCTAGATATTGCTAAAGCTATCAGTACTACCATGGGTGTTTGGGTGGTTAACCAAAGTCCTTGGACTGGTTACACGATAGGTATGAATTCTACGATTGTTAATGACAATATTACTTTCTTAGAATCTAAAGCAAAAGACAGCAAACTACCTGAAGATAAAATAGCTACCAAAACAACAGCTGAGCAAGCTGTTGAAGACGCTGTTGTTCAAGCTAAAAATAATGGTAAACCTACCAGTCAAGCTAACAAACAACAAGTAGCTAACCAACAAGCCAATCAACCTACACCGCCTGTTGCAACAGATTCTAGTGCTGAAACTACTGGTAAATGGGATAGAGCACAAACACCTAAACCACAAGTTACTCAGCCAAAACCTGCCAGTATCCAGTCTGGCAATAGGTTTAAATCAAAAGGATCTTTCCAAGGATTTGGTGAAGATATTGATGGATATATTACTGAAGCTGCTCAAAAGTACGGTATGGATGAAAAAGTCCTCAGAGGCTTCGTTAAGATGGAAGCTGGTTGGGATAACCAAATGTCACCTACTGGCGCTATTGGTGTAGGACAGTTTACACAAGGTACTTGGGATGCTTTAGCTAAAACACCCGAAGGTCAAGAAATAGGAATGACCAAGATAGGTAAACGTTTTAGAACATCAGAAGATCCTAGGTATGATAAAAGGATCAATACCCTAGCGACTGCATTATTGGCTAAGAAAAATGCTGATATGCTAACTAAGAGTGGTTTGGAAGTATCAGGTGAAAACTTATATATGATGCACAATATCGGTCCAGGCTTTATCAAAGCTGTTAAAACTGGTGAAGCATCTCCCGCTACTCTAAGAGCTATGCAGCTTAACGGAATGAAGCCTGGTATGACACCAGTTAATTTCGTAGAGTATCAAAAGGGTAGATTTAACTCTCATTATGAAGCAGCTAACAACACTCCTGCCGATACTGTAGCTACAGCTATTGAAAAACCAAAAACAGTACAGACAGCGACTTCTGCTAGAGAAGCTGTTAAAACATATACGGATTCTAAAGCTGCAAATGTTGGACCTGGTTATGCTAGCTCTGTAGAAAAGACCAAACCAACACCTGGAACAGCTGTTAATCCTACTTATAGACCAGGCGATTTAAAACCTGATGCAGATGAATTTGCATCTATTATGAAAAGAAATAGAGAAACTATCAATAGGTCTAGTAGACCACAAATAGATTCTCAAATAGCAATTAGTACACAGCTCAATAATTCTGTGTCATCTATGCATGAGACTCTAAAGTCTTCCTTGAACGTACAGACTGAGACTTTAACGACACTTAAGGATATTAAAACCAATATCGTTAATTTAGTCAATAAAGCACCACAGCCTGAGACGACAAAGAAGTCAGAGCCTGAAACACTCAATACTGCTAAGAACTCTAGAGCACCGAGCAGACCTACTGCTCGAATGCCTACAGCACCTGTTGCAGTTTCATAAATAAACAGCATAGGCAGACTATAGTGGTTAAACCACTATAGTCTGCTACTATCACGGACAACTGAAATAAGGAGCCGTATGACTACATCATACATGCATGCTACTGAAGAGTCTCCAGAATTAAAAGCACAAAAACTCATCAGCAATAAAAGACAGTTTGAAGCTGAAGCCTTAGATAAAGAAAAAGACTCGAATTGGATTAAACAATCCTTTATGATTTTATCTGGAGCTGTAACAGAAGAAGAAAAGATTAATAGAACTTTTACATCAGCACATTTTAAGTTTCAAGACTCCAGCGCTGGTGGACACTATGTGATTAATCCTAGACCACAGTTTACAAAATATGCTGATTTTCCTGTTAAAGGGTTTCTAGCACAAAGAACAGATTTAAGTGTATCTGCTAATAGCCACCAAACGGGTATGGGACACTATTATAGCGAAGCATTAGACGATACTGCTCAGGTTATCCATATGCGTTTTGGTGTACCACAGTTTAACTCTATGTTGACTTTCTTTACGGGGTTCTTTGACAATCGTGCTGCAACGATGGCGAGAACAGGTAGGTTAGATCAAGGTTTTTTTAGATCTTTAGGTAGCCTATTAGGTATGGTAACCTATCTGGTTACATGGCCTTTGGTATTAGCTAGTTTTGTTGGTAATGCTTTACGTTTTGCTTTTAATAAGCCTAGCAGTAGCTTTTATTATTTTAAACCAACAATGCCAACATATTGGTTAGCTGTTAACAATATGGTTAACCAAATAGCTATTAGGCGTGGTTTGTTTCCTGATGAATTAGAAAGCAGTAGCTCGCAATTCATGGGAAATAACTATAAGATAGATCAAGCTGCTATGGACGATATGGCTCTCATGATGCCGACTATATTTTCTGATACTGGCGGTATTGATGTAGTCTCACTATCTGGTCGCGGCCAGAGAATGAAAAATGCTTTAGACAAAAGACTCAACGAAGAGTTTGATGCATCTACTGATGGAACTATCAGTGATGGAACTCAGAGTGTCAGTGGTTTTGTAGCTAAATTCAGTTTAGATAAAGCCAATACCAATCCTGGTGATAGAGGAACGTTAGCTAATCTTTTAAATAAGTGGCTAACTGCTCCTACCAATAATTGGACTGATAAAGAAAAATCTGTTGATTTCGAAAGAAGTTTAAAAGTAAATCCTGACGGCACTAAAGCACCAGAGCCTAGTGGTTGGGGCGATTATTTAGCCAGTGAGTACGACGATGGTGCAGCGTTTGCTACATTCAGAGTAAACTCTACAGGTCCAGTACAAGAATCATTTACCAACAACACTGTAGATAATGATCTCGCTAATAAGTTTAACAGTACTGTAGCATCCAATAAAGCACTATCATTTGCTACAGCTGGCGGTAATATGATTGGTGGTAATGTTGTTGGTGACATGCTCCAAGGCACAATTGGAGCCGTCAAAGGTATGGTTGAAGGAGCTTTAGATAGTTTAAATATTGGTGGTCTAATGGCTTTGGCTGGTAAAGCTTTTACGATTATTCCTAAGAACTGGGAAAATTCTATTGCTAATTTACCTAAAGCCAATTATACGATCAACTTGATGAGTCCGTATGGGAATCCTATTTCCCAAATGACCAATATTTATATTCCGCTGTGTATGTTGTTGGC